GGATAATGATAGCTGTGGCATCTAGTGTGAAGGGTGCAGTGAAGGTGGTCTCATCAGCGCCAGCATCATAGGCTGAGGTAAGTTGAGAGGTGATCAAGCGGTGATCCAAGTGGTAGACTGTTCTCATACCATAATCATAGAAGCCTTCGGCCAATGGAATACTTACAATCCAGACCTCAGCACCTACATGAAGTAGGACGTAGATATCATCACGGGAGATGGTGACGTGAAGTACATCAGCATCAAATTCCCAGCGTGTCCAAGCGGATTGAATTTTGGTATCCCTCGTCTGCCAATAGTATTTATAAAGGAATACCGCTTGGGGATCGGAGGGGCAAATAGCAGCCAGACATTTAGAAATCTTGCTGGAGGTAAGAACGGCCATATCGGAAGGAATGTATCCCTCACAATGATCTGTAATCTCGGAACCCTCACGGAAGCCAAAGTCCACATCAAATAGGAACTCACGTATCTTTGCACCATCACCATAATCAGGTGAGCAGTGGAAGAATAGAGAGGAACCGGATGAGACAGGCTTAACATCTGCATTGGAGTAGAACTCAGTGACAGGTTTGAAGTGAGCGGTGGCTGGTGTGATAAGCTCATCACCCTCCATACGAAACTGGACGTTATCCGTGAATGCGATGAGGTTCTCATTAAAGGGAACCAAGGCTTGGATTTTGGATAAGTCCGGGTAAGCTAACTGCACATCAATAGGGTCGCTATCAAGGACCTGTAGGACTGTTGTACGGAAGAAGTTTCCATACTGACCTGCCTCAGATAGGGTAACGTATTCTCCTGAATAGACACCAAAGCGGTTCTTCCAGAAGGTCATCCCATCAATCTCACTGTCCACAAAACCTGGCCAAGGGGAAAGCTCAAGGTCACCTACAGTTCTAATGTCGTAAGTGGAAGGGCCAAAGGTAAATGTACCGTCAGCTATTCTGATGAGCTTATGTGGGAGTGTATCTGGGTCAAGGGTTGTGAGTGTGCCGGGAGGGCAGCTTTCAACCCATATGCCTTCTGGGGCGTTGGTCCCTTCTTCGAAGGTGAGCCAGTAGTTATCCCAGTTTGACTTTTCATCACCGGATATTTCAATGTTGAAACCGTCCGGGCCTTTTGAGGGTAGTTTACTGAAATCCGGGTGTTTATCTTTGATGGCGTAGAACTTTGTGTCATCCTTAGACTGAGCTTTAACCGTGAAATCAGTAGCGGAATTATTCCAAATGTGAACAACATTACCATATTGCTGAAAGTCAAAAGCTGCACCCAAATGTGTATTAAGGTTTTTGGTAAAAGTGGCAGTACCATCATTAGTGCCTGTGCATAAGCCTGTCATAATCTGGACTGGCTCGGTTGCTCTGTGTTCTAACTTTTGATTACCATCGCTGCTATCAGAACCATCCGCTGTTGTGTAATCCGCAACAACTGAGTTATTTATACGTATTTCATAACCAGCGTCATACAAACCAGCGTTGACATATATCAGACACTCATAATCGCGTGAGGCCGTTTCTGTAGTCAACACACCAGCGGTGACGGTTTTGTTGAGTACCCAAGTGGTATCAATCACTGTCATTAGTTCTATGTCTGTGGCTGGATTATCACACGAAAGATAGTCGAAGCCACCAGCAGCAACAACAGCCTTCTCAGTTCCTGTGGTTAGATCGTGAACAATGATATCATCTGTCATAGCACTCACGGTGTAGCGTTCGATATCATCACGTTCGATAGTGTGTATTAAGGGGGTTCCTGCTGGCTTGGTGTATTTAGCAATGAACCGTGAAGGGGGACGCTTGGTCAACCCCTTGGAGATCGTTGGGTATCCATTTGTACAATCCTGTACCTGAGATGGTAAGCGGACTGCAAACGGTTGGCGAGATACTCCATTCACCAAATTAGGTAGAATACCATCTGTTTTCATTATCGTGACCTACGGGTTATTGTTGAGATTGATAAACTGTCGGTGAGGATATTATAATCAGCACTGTCAATTTCTGCGGACATATAGGCTGCCTTAGCAATGATCATTTCTGCTTCATCTGAACCTGTCCATTGGTGACCTGATCGGCCAGCTATGAACGTGCGTTTAGCGAGTGCAGTGAAGTATCGTTTGCAGTAGCCGGGAAGTTCATCCCACTGGAGGAATACCGTTAGGTCAACCTCGACAGTTTCGGTGAACACGTCTGTCTTGTTTTCTCTGTCATAGAGTTTGCCCTCACGATAAATATAGTCTCCATCGGGGCTGTCTACGAACAGGGTATTGGTTGGTAGTTGGATGTACCCATCACCATCAATGGCTATGTCTAATTCTTCAATGGTGTTGAAATGTGGGCTATCAGTTGATTGGAAGTTTCGGCTTGTATTGCGAATAGCAAGTAGGGCCGCAGTGCCTACACGAGGTAGGGTAGTTAGGTTATTTACAGGAGCTTCTGAGACACGCATCAGTAGCTCATTAACTGCATCTAATTCTGTTGAGGACGCTAGTACGGTCATCATATTCTCCAATGTACGAAAAAATAGACCGAGGCTCCAATCAAGGAACCCCGGCCATGTGGACAAGTGGATAGGCAAAAACAGCTCTGAATTAAGCGGTTTTAATTTCGACAGCACAATGCGGACGCAAGATGCCATGGCCTACTGCATATTTAGCAACCATCAATGTACCCTGACGAGAAATCTGATATTCACTTTCAAGTGCTGGGTTCAATAGACGGACAGTGCCGACAGCACCCTTCTGCATAACAAGAGCAGCAGTGCCAGTGAAGTCACCCTGATAACCAGAAGGACCAGTGGTCACATTAGTTGTAGGGAGGTTGTTGGTTTTAACCAAAGTAAGGCCAGCAGCCGTTTCGATCATACCTGTGGAGATTGAGCCGTTACCAGCATAATCCCGGTTCAATAGAACAACATCCTGTGCGGACAAGTAGTATTGAGCAGGTTTCAGAAATACGTAGCGTTCGCCATCTGGGCAATCAGCTTCGTCCATTGATTGTGTAGCAGAGAAGTAAGAAGCACGTAGAACGTCTGCATCTGTCTTAGCGGTAGCAGCAGTAACGGAAGCACCACCAGCTTGACCAGTGATAGTAGCGGAGCCACGAGCGGCCAACACACCAACCTGTAGCACGTTCTGATCGTATGCTTGAGCCAAGGCATCGCCTAGCTGCTCAGTGATCGGTGCGCGTACATCGTAGTGGTTTTTGGCTTCATCAATGTTCGCAATGAACTCATGAGATACAAGCAAGTCATCAATAGTGATAACGCGCTCATTGAATTTCATGGAGTTGGAGCCAGTAAGCTCATTACCGGGAGTGTGGTAACCAGCAGTGATTTTGCCAGTCGCAGGGAACTGAGCGGATTTACCGTTCTGAATTTCTCGAGTGACGTGTTTGTCAGAAGCTACAGTACGGGTGTTGAAAGAAGTAATAACTTCTCCAGCAAACAGTTTCAGGTGGTTAGCATCAAGTGCGCCAGCGCCGTTCTGTTGGCCAGTATAGGATACATTATAATCAGACATGGGATTTTTCCTAGTGTATGGAATGTGTTACGAAAGGTGGAGTGAACCAACCTATCAATTCACACGTTCACGGATCACAGGAGGTCCCCCTCAGGGGTTCAAGCGGACTGTGTGTGTTAGTTAATGGGGTTCTTTAAATCGCCCCCGAATAGGGAAGCGCGATTATCACTGTTTCGTTCGTCATACAGGTAAGGAAGGGGTAGTCTGGGGAGTAGTATTATGGGCGAGGTCGCTTCCTCTTTCATCCCCCACTGGGAGTGTAGGGGTAACCCATAATTAGTATGTATTAGCTGTCGTCGTTAACGGTCAGCGCATTAATAGCAGCGAACCAAACAATAGCTTTACCAGTAGTAGCAGTACCACCAGAGTTAGAATAAGTTGCAGTAACCTGATCAGCTACAGTGCAGCGGATGTTAGTAACGGCGTTGATTGCATCGAAGGGTACGTTACCAATAGCAGTTGGGAGCATTGCAGTACCCAAAGCGTTTGGATCAGCAGCGCCACCAGCGTTATTAGAGGCGAAGCCTACGTCAACGATTGGAGTAGTGCCGTTGAATACTTCCATGAAGTGGATGCCACCATCAACGATAATATCGCCGGGTACAGTGGAGCCAATAACTACGGCTGTATCTTCATCAAGATAGTCAATAAATTTACTTACGATTTTCATTTTGATTTTCCTTAAGGGGAGTGTGTGAAGTTTTGTGCAGGTCTCTCCCTGCTTGTCACCACTGCCCTGAGGTTTGGGCTTAGGCGCGACCTAAGATTTCACTCACGAACGAATAGCGTTTATCCGGTCGATTATTCTTTGGTGAACTTTGGGGTCCTTATCAATTTCGATATGGGACAGTTCAGGACGTTTGAGGGTGATAGCTCCAAAGACTTCCTTCGCTCGGAAATCGTGGGACATAAAGTTGTCCGCTTGGTGGGCTTGATTAGGCTCAGGATCGGTAACATCAATAGTAGCCGTGTAGAACACAGGGATACCTCTATCGACCAGCCAATCGGCCAGCCAGTTAGCAGAGTTGCCACCTAAGGAATGTCCAACGGTGCATATTACATCACCCTTTACATAACTCTTGGCGATCTCTCTTTGTGCGCGGTAGCGGTATAGCCAACTGTGAACACGAACTTCATGGCCATCAGCTTCTAAAGCGGCGGCTAGAGTTTCAATACCACCGGAGAACTGATCACCAAAGAGACCCTTGAATAGGTAAACTTTAGCCATCTATTTCTTCTTTGTGTAATTGTTGATTATCTTCTCACCAGAGCGACCAATGATATATCCACCAACACCAAGCTTAATGAGTTCCCACATATTGATTGGGATTTCTAAAGTTGGAATGTCAGTTGAAAATAAGGCTTGGGCGTAGGGGACGATAATATAATTGTTTGCGATGATGATGCCAAATAGGAACATCAGTCCGGGTCGCCAGTTACGTTGAAGCCAGCTTTCACCTTTGGCCTCTGCAACAATAACGTCTGCGGATGATTTCACATATTGAGCTTCTGCGGATAGGATTTGCCGAGTGATTTCTTCTTCGGCTTCCTTCCGGGCGTTGGTATCAGGTATCCATTTTTCTAGGACACGCCCAACGGTTTCTATGATAGGCTTGGAGAATATTGTTCCAGCTATCGTACCAATGATACTCACAGGTCTGCCAAATATATATTAGCGATAACAGCTAAGATAAAGGCAACGCTGATTATAGCGCCTAGCATATATAAGAATGTCATATCAGGCCTCGTTTGTTGAGACCGCCACGTCCATGTCCT